AATAAATACGGGATAAATTTAGACCCTATTCAGATATATGAGAAAATGTCTGAATCAGAAAGAGAAAATCAAGCTAAATTAAACAATGAATCAGAAGTAGCTTACAAATCATCACATTGGGATGAAACAAACATCCTTGCCCACCTAAGAATAAATGAACGCACATTACCTAACGGTGAGCGTGTAATGTTCATTGAAGAGGTGCAAAGTGATTGGGCGCAAGAGGGGAAGAAGAAAGGGTTTAATATACCAAACAAAGAAAGGGTAAAAACAAAAGAAGAGGTAAAAGCAGAAGAGTTGAAGATTGATGAGGATGCAAAAAGACTTAATCTGCCAACAAATGTGCCAGAATTAGAAAGGATAGGAACTCCAGAAGCATTAAATTTAATAGACAGAATAAACCAAAACATAGACGATTTTCTAAGATTGGACAATGCAAATTGGAGAAACGAAGGTAAAATACCAAATATGCCATACAAAAAAACCGACCAATGGGTAGGTATGGCTATGCGTAGAGCAATGCAAATGGCAGCACAAGAAGGCTTTGATAGAGTTGCTTGGGTTACAGGAGAGCAAAGTGCCGATAGGTATGATTTGAGTAAGCAAATAAGCAAGGCGTCAGCAATAAAAAATGATGACGGAACATATAACCTTGTTTTAGAAGACACGAGAGGGGATGAATTACCAGAATATAGAGCTGCTGGTAAAAAGATGACACCTTCTGAAATGGAGGATACAATAGGTAAAGAACTTGCTCAAAAACTTATAGAAGGAGCAGATAGAAACAAAGGAAGAGAGTGGAAAAATCAACCTACAAATCCTGAGTTTTTTACACTAAGAGGCGATGGGTTGAAAGTAGGTGGAGAAGGAATGAAAGCCTTTTACAACTCTATCTTACCTAAAGTAGCTAAAAAAGAAGCGCAAAGGTTTGATAAGAGTGCCAATGTTGAGGTTATTGATTTTGGCGACAATACAAGAAAGGTTGTTGTAGATGTTCAAAGGGACGGCTCAATACGACTTATTAACGAAGGTGGTGGTTTTATAGCCGAATACAATAAAAATCAATTTGAGGAAGCTTACAAAGAGGCTGATAGATTAAATGAGAGAATAGATAACTCACAAGTTGTTGGTAGGCAGTTATCAATACCTATTACCCCCGAGATGCGTATGAACCTTAACTCTGCCGTACCGTTATTCCAAGGCGCACGGGGGGCGATGACAGCCGCAGACGGCAATTATGTTGTTTACGCTTTAACAAATCCCAACGTATCAACACCACTTCACGAACTTGCGCACGTTTACGAGCATTACTTAACAGATAAGGAGCGTAATGTAATACAAGATTGGGCGGGAACAGAAACTTGGACAACAGAAACAAGTGAAAAGTTTGCAAGAGGCTTTGAAAGGTATTTAGCAGAAGGAAAAGCCCCTTTGCGCACACTTCAAAGATACTTTGACAACTTTAAAAATTGGTTGTTAGAAATATACAACGGAATAGTAGGAAGTGATATTGACATAGAGCTAAACGCGCCAATGCGTAAAATCTATGACGATATATTTACTCAAGACGGAGGCAAAAAAACCACAAGCGTAACCTCCGAAACGCAAGGCTTAACCGAAAAAGAACGCTTTGTTCAAGGGTTTAAGGAGATAATGTCTGCAAAAGACGAGAAGATTCGCCAAGCCAAAGAATCTGTTAAAGAAAAGTTAGCGCAAGCAAGGGCTAAGTTTGGAGAGCGAATGACAGCCCAAAAGAAAAAGGCGGCAGAGGCTAAAACAAGTCGCACTGAATTGAGCATGCTAATAGCCCTTGAGATGAAAGAATTGGGCTTGTCTGATGTGAGAGCGTCTAGGGTTAAGTCTATGTTGTCGGGTATGAAAAACGTAACCGCAAACAATATAGACAGCGTTATTGAGCGGGCGTATGGGTTGGTGGTTGCTGAGGCTAAAGCCCAAAGGTTAAACGCTTACAGGAAAAAATCCAAAGAAGCTAAGAGAAGAATACAGCGAGGGGATTTTGATTCTATTTCGGTTGGTATGATTCCTTTAATGGATTTAGACACGAAGGCTATTTTGGATGAGGACATAAAGCGTTACACTGAGTTGGTGGATGACTTTTCTCGTCGCGGAAAGTTTGCGGTTGAAGATGTTGCGGCTAAGATACAAGAAGCAAACGAGATAGTGAACAGAGCCGTAGAGCAGCTTGGTTTAAAGGAGGTTGAGGCTAGTAATATCGCGCAAGGTTTAACAGAAGAAAACTACAACCAAGCAATAGAAGAGCTGGTCAAGAGTGGGGAGATGACCCAAGACATGGCTAGCTTTATGCGGGCGAACAAAAAGCGGTTGTTGGGTTTGGAGAAAAAGCCCGTAAACCGAGAGCAAGTGTTCTTTGAGATTCAAGACAAAGTTGAGTTTGTAAAGAACAACCAAATAGACTTAGCGGGCAGCCCTGTAAAGCAAAGGGTTCAAGATGTAATATCTAGCGTGAAGCGTTCTGACTTAGAGAATATGAGCGATACCGACCTATCTTTATTGAATAGGGTGCTTGATGCTATGGAGGTTGGAATTATGCCAAGCCAAGCGGCTAAACTACAACAAATCATAGAGTCCCAAAGAAGGGCTAGTGATATGAACGAGCAAACCAAACAAGAGAGAAGTACTGTTGGTAAGTTTTTTGATATGATAGACACGCCAATTCGCGAGCTTGCTTCGGGTAAAACCAAAAGGGTGCGAAGGCAAATGGGAAAGAGTCAAAGTACAACAGCCGACTCTACGTTTGGGTTTAGGGGTAAGGCTATATCCAAAACCTTAGAACCGTTTAATATTGCTTACGGAGAATTAGAGGCGCAAGTCAATAAGTATAAGGGTATGGTGGCTAGAGCTATTAAGGGCATTAAAAAGTCGCAAGCTTCTGATATAAGGGCGTTTCTTTACATGGCAGAAATGCACCGAAACGCTAACCCTCAGTCTAGCAAAGCTTACACAGCAAAGGAGCTTATAGATGTCTTAACGGGTAGCACAGAGTCAAGGGAAACTTACATATCAAATTACGGAGAAAAAAGATACAGAGAGATACTTAAAACTTACGAAAAGTTCAAGGACGAAAACGGGGAGCTTGATGCTAATAAGCTGTATGAGTCTATGAGTAAGGCTGAGAAAGATTATGTAAACACGGCTGAAATTATCTTTGCCGAGAACACAGAGTTTGGTCGTGACGCTCGTTGGGTTCGCGGAGAGGGCTTCGATGAACTGAACTACTACATGAACTACCCCGTTATCATGCAATCAACAAGGGGTGATGTAAGCGCTTCGGTGGATAACATGATGAATAGCGGTATTGTTCGCCCATCCACAAGGGCGGGTAACTTAGAGGAAAGAACGGGTTCTGTACCGTTGGTTTCTTTCAGCTTGGCAGAGTCGGTTCAGAACTCTTACCAACAAACCCTAGAGGACTACTACTTAACATCGCCACTAAAAACAGAGCGAAAGGCTTTCAATACCTTTGAAAAGATGAACTCTAATAACGAAGAGGTGTTTTCTTTTGCTTCGGGTGTCAATAAGGGTGCGGAGGATTTTAGAAGATATTTACTAGCTAGTAAGCAGATAAGCAACTTCAACAACCCAATCACAAACGCTATAAAGGCAGGGGCTTACAGGTATATGTTAGGCTCTACGGCTCGCGCTGTAAAGGAGGTTTTAAGTAACCAATCTTACGTTGCTATGAGCGACTTTGTTAATTTTGAAACAGCCTCGTTCAAGTCTTTTGAGATAGCCAAAAAGACACTTACAGAACCCGATTGGTTGTTTAAGGCGGTTAGTAACTTGCCTATATCTGACAAGCAAAGGATTTTAGGCAACGCTGTTTTCGCGGGGCAAGCGGACGCGGCTACAATGTTGGGTGAGGACGTGGGCTTTACTGCAAGGTCGCAATCTTTAGAAGCAAGGATTGGAAAGGGTATCGAGGCTATGCAAGACCTTGGTATTACGGTAAACGTAAAAGGCAACCGTATAAGAATATCCAACAAGGCTTATATGGAGGCGTTGCTTAAAACTCCCGATATGTTCTATTCTCGCGGGGTGTTTTTCGATAAACTACAACGTGCGTACAAAAAAGAAACGGGAGAGAGTTTAGACCTCAACAAGCTAACCGACAAAAAGTTTGTGAACGACAACAGAGCGTTGTTTGACAAGATAACAAAAGAGGCGAGTGCTGCTGTAAGGAAGGCTTTCTCTACAACAAACCTAGCGGAGCGTTCGGGTGTGCAGCTAAAGGCTTCGGCAGAGGGTGGTATGGTTAACGCTGTAAAATACTTTATGTTGCCGTTCGTAATAAACGAGTACGAGCAGTTACGTATGGCTGCTGTGGAGGACGGGTTGTTTGGTGGATTGAAAACGGCAGTACCTATTCTTTCTCGTTTTGCGGTTTACGGTGCGCTAACGGGTGCTTTAACTCGTGCAATCGCGGCGGCGCTATCGGACGAAGACGAGCCTATTGAAGATATTCTACCGACACTAGAAGAGTTTGCTAAGTCGCTTGTTTCTTCTGTTGTTACTTTAACTCTTCAAAGAAACTGGACTTTCGCGCCAAGAGCCGCGTCAAACTATGTTATTGAGTATTTAAACAAAGAGTTTGGAGAGGGTATAACAAGGGAGTCTAAAGAGTACAACGAGTTTAAAGACAACATAATGTTCAACAGAATGAACTTGGATGATGTTATGGGTATGAATTGGACTCAAATGGCGCAAATCATAGCGCCTCAATACTCACCCTTACTTATGTCTTACGAGGCTGCTATGGGTTCTCAAAAGGCAAGAAACGAAAAGAAAAAAGAGTACCTAAAGTGGAAAGCTTTAGTAACCGCGCTATCGGGTATTGGATTCCTTCCAAGAGATGTTAGGGATATTTACATATACTCTAACGAGGATGTTCGTGATTCGATTTTCGAGGAAAAGAACAAGGGTGTTTCGGGGACTATAAAGGGCGGCGGCTCGAATAGGGCTTTGGGAGCTTCGGGAGGTGGGGCAACAACCATAAAAGGGACTGCTCGTTAAAGAAAACAAAAGCAAGTGTTTTTTATGCGTATTTTTGTAGGTATAATATCAAAGCTATGCCTCTAAAGATTTACACCACTAAAGACACTGTTCCTGCAAGCACTGCGGGTACGGGAAACGTGTCAACCATAGGAACACAATACACAACAGTAAGCGATAACCAACTACAAGTAGGGGATTGGATTTACGATGCGGCTCAAGACGAAGCTCGAAAAGTGGTTGTGGTTACTGACGCTAACAACGGAAACATTAACAAAGCCTTCTCTGCTGACCTTTCAGCAGTGTCTTTGGTTATAATTAAAAAGAACGACGCTAAGATTTCGTCTATTTCGGTTTCTTCTCCTTCGGGGGGTGCGAGTACCATTTATGAATTAGACGGTGGAACTAGCGCTGCTTTGCCCGCTTCGACTTCTGTAAACTACACAGCTTCTGATTTGGGGCAAGAGTTTTTGAATCCAATTTCGGTTGACGGCACAACAAACAACGCAACCGTATTTTACAAACAAAAAGGCGTAGATTACTAAGATGCACCTAACGGTTGGCGAGGCTTTAGTATGGATAGTAGGGATAGGAATACCCGTTGCTGCTGCTATATATGCTATTTACAAGCAAATAAAGATTAGTGGCAAAAAAGAGGCTTACAACGAGAAGCACGAGGAAAACCAAGACAACAGGATAACTGCTGTGGAGGATGACATTCGTGAAATCCGCGAAACTTTCAAGGATATTTTCAACTCTTTGGACGATAAGTTTAGTGCGGAGGAAGGTCGTAGGTTAATGAACCAAGTAGATACAATACTCAATATTTTCTTAAAAAAAGTCGGAAGTGATAACTCCTGATAGTTTAGATAAGAAAATAGCGAGGTTGGCAAAGGTAATGGACAACATAAAGCCGTTGGATATAACGGTGGGTATGTTGGACGATGTTTTCCCTCACGGTTATCATTTAATAGAGGTTAAGTGGGATGGTGATGAAACGTACTCTGTTGTTCAGAAGAACTCTAAGGGCTACTTAAAAAGCTACGGTTACAATGATGAAGAGTTGCCAATGACAATGGCTTCTAAGTACATGGTTGCGCGAAAAGAAGAGGTTGATGAGTCGAACGTAAACTTCGACCATACGATATTAACAAAAGAACCGACAAGTGGGTACATTGTAATTACGCACAAGTCGGGCAAAGACGTAAAATATTTTTACCGAAACGTGGTAACTGACTGTTACAATGACGGTAGAGCAAAAACAATTTTAGGATACCAAGTAAAATGCTAGGGGAAATAGATGGAGAGATAGCGATTAAGTTTTTAACCAAGCATTGGAAGAGTGTGTTGTCTTTGGGGCTTATTGTGGCGTTGTTCTTTTCGGTTCAATCTTGCAAGAAATACCAAGACGAGTATTTCATAGCCCAAAACAACTACGAGTCTGCGTTAGATGAAACCCGCGAAACGGTACGAAAAGAAATACTGACAAGAAAACAACTTACTGCGCTTTACAAGACTGAGTTGGACTTGTTGCGTGACTCTTTAGCAATAAAACCAAAGACAGTAGAGCGTCTGCAAATCATACGCACAGTGGAACACGACACGGTTATATCCGTAATTCGAGAATCGCAAACAGACCTTCACATAGCTGAGTTTAAGAAGGGTTGCACCGAAGGAAGTTTTGTTTGGGTTGACGGGGATTCTTTAGGCACTTTCACTATCAAGAATAATAATTCTTTTTTAATAGTTGACCATTGGCAAAGGTCGAGGTTGTTTGGTTGGGGGTGGACTCCAAAGTGGGGGCGTAAATTCGGAAACGTCTCGGTTATTAACGAGTGTAACAAAGACACCCTTATTCAGAACAAAGTAATAGAAGTACGATGAGTAACTTAATAGGGTGCGATGCTATGCTTGTTGGTGGAGGAGGCGGTGGTACTCCTAGTGCGGATGCAACGGTAAAGAATAGCGATGAGAGCTACACAAACACGGTTGCAAGCGGTGATACTTTAGTGCTGCCCGACATTACAGTAACTGATAGCGACGGCAGTACGTTTACTCAACCTTCTGTTGTGAATGTAGTTTGTAGTTTAGCGGCAGATGGTACGGTGAATGTAAATAGTGTATTTTTTGACAACGTAGCTTCAGGAGGAACCTTAAACATCGAGGTAAGACAATCGACTGGAATGACATTAATAGGTTCAAAACAAGGTTCACATTTTAGAATACCTGACAGCGTAATCACATTAGACAATACAGATGGTACTACATTATCGACTACAAATGTACTAGCCACAGACTCATTAACTCTAACAGCACCCGATGCTACTGCTGTGATAAAAAACACGTTAAATGCAGTTTTGAGGTCGGAGTTAATTGCTAGTAATGTTAGCGAGGATATTATTATTGGCGATGCGACTATAAACATTAACAAAAGCGATGGTACTTTAATAGCAAGCGCAACTATAACAGCAGAGGGTTCAGGATCTTACAATGTCGCTGACTCAACTGTCAATGTGGTTAATACTCTTGGCACAGTTTTATCAAGTAGCTTAGTGAAAGCCACAGATACTAAAAATGTTTTAGCACCTGATGCTAATGTAGGGAACAGCGACGGCAGCTACACGAACACAGTTGCAAGTGGTGGCACGTTGGTACTGCCCGACATTACAGTAACTGATAGTGACGGCACTACGAGTAGTTTTCCTTCGGTCAAAAATGTAGTTTGCACTCCTGCTGCGCCTACTCCCCCTTTAATTACTTTGTATCAAAGGCCTAATAAACCAAACCAACTTATATCTTATGATACTTATGATGCGGGTTGGCAATTAGCAAATGGAGTTTATAATAACTTCAATCAAACTACAGCTTCAGGCGTACAAGTAAGAACCCAAATATTAGATTTTGCAACTGACTCTACAGGTAATACCCTTTTTTACAATAATCCATTCGGAAACAAAGACAGGTGGACTGATGAAAACGGACTTCAAGTTTATGGTAATAATGTCGCTATCGATAATTTAACTGGTATTAGGTGGCCTCACGTTATCGATGACCCAAACTTCAGTAACAACACCAAACTTTATAGTACCTTATTGAGCGATGCAGTAGCATACACAGACCCTTTAGGGAACTCAGATTATTATGTACCTCCGTTTGAAATTATTATGACTTTGCCTATAATAGACTTTAATCAATCAACCATTCAATATGCAGCAGGTTTAACACCTAACGGCGTTTCTGGCAATCATTATTTTATTTCATCTACAAGTGGGCCAAATTTTACAACTTGGTTTTATAGAGTAGCTCTTAGAAATAGAGCGCAAGTTGCATTTGACCAAAAATCTTTTACCGAGTTTAGAAACTTTGCCGTTGTTTGCGCTATATTACCACAACCAATAATACCAAACCCATGAGAATAGAACTAGACAAAAAAGGCAATTTTGTAGATGCCACAAATATTCGCTTTCACAAAAAAGTAGCGGATGTAACGCTAGGTATTCAACGTGGCGTGGACGTTTATTTTAGGTTTGAAACGCAAATGAATAAGCTTCTAACAAATGAACGATGCTTACACTTCACTAGTTTAACAACACCTTGGAGCGACGAAAAGTGTTTACAAGAGGTTGTTAAACGAATAGAAAGCGGTGAGCTTATAAAGACACAAATCAATTATCCACCAAAAACAGAAGAACCAATATGATTTACGTAACAGCTTTATTGGGTACTTTGATAGCGGAATTATCAAGGTACAACGCAAACCAAAAAAAATACCCTAACTTGGGCGTGTGGGTAAAAGACCGTTGGGATAATGTGGCAATAGCTTTTATGGGTTCTGCTGCTCTTTGTTTAGCTTACGAAGAGGTGGCTGCGCCTATTAGCAACTTAATAAACTTTGATATAACCAACAGCCCAAACATTTCGGGGCTTATTATCGGTTTAGGTTCTACTCCAATTATTAACTTCATCTATAAAAAAATAAGACGTGAAACCACCGAAAAGAAAAGTGTATAAGACCAAGCACGCAGGGGGGATGTCCATTAAGCGAGTCGAAACCCCAAAGAAGCGTAAGGTAGTTGTTAAAATGCCAAACGGCAAAAAGACAAAGGTTGTCAAGAAAAAAGGTTAACACACGCAAACGTTCCAAAAAGAAGGGTAAGTACCGAAGTAATTTTGAGGGTGACTTCGCGGCAACATTAAGCGTGCCTTTTGAGTATGAGTCGCAAAAGATAACCTACGTTGTTCCGCGTACTTATACGCCTGATTTTGTTTTTGAAAAAAAAGACGGTTCGTTTATGTACGTGGAAACAAAGGGTGTGTTGGATGTTCGCTCAAGGACAACGCTACTCCACGCCAAGAAGTGCAACCCTGAAATAGATATACGCATAGTATTTCAAAGAGGTTCAAACACGATTAGTAAAATATCTGCAACAACATATTTAGAGTGGGCAAGGAAGAACGGTTTTCCTTGCGCGGAAAAAAGAATGCCGAGCGAATGGAAAAAAGAGTTGAAATAAAGAGAGAGTACAAAGATGCTCAAACGGAGGGAAGGTTGTACGCCTTTAACGAACGTAACGGTGTGGACTATTCTTGCGACACTTTAGAGTTGGCTTGGAAAGAAAACAAGGTTCGCGTTAGTTGCATACCCGAAGGTTGGTACAATGTTATCCCTCACGTTTCGCCAAAATTCGGCAAGTGCTTTTGGGTTAAAGACGTGGAAGGAAGAACTGAAATACTTTTCCACGACAAAGTAAACTTCGTAGGTTCAATAAACCCTCGCACAAAGCGCAGCGATATTCTCGGTTGCATTATCCCTTACGAGCAATCTATGGATATAGACGGAGATGGGGTAAAAGACATCGCCCCTAAAAGTAGCACCGTAGCTATGGATAAGTTACTAGAACTTTACCCCGACGGGTTCACGCTACACATTTACTCTTGACCCTCGGCTAAGGTAATTAACTTCTCTATGTAAAGGGTTGCGTCTTGTAGCTCTTCTTGAAGGTGTTTAAGCCACTCTACGGTTGTTAAATCGTCTCTATCGAGTGTTACCCCGTATTTATCTATTCCCGCCTTAGAACGGCTTAAAAACTTCTCTACTACTTGTTGTACTATTTGGTCTTGCATAATGTCGGCAAATATAAATAAAAAACCCCTGCCGAGAAAATTGGCAAGGGTCTTTTTTGAAAGGAACTGTAAAAAAAATTACAGGGCGTTGATTCGCGTTTGGATGGTTGTGCGATTTTCTGTTACGGGGGCGGTGTAATTAACCGCGCCTTTGTAATACAAAACTGTGTTAAGTTGAAAAGATAAATAAACCATTGCAAGGTTGCTGTTTGGTAAAGAAAGCACTATTTCTCGCCATTACCTCTACGTTTTGATAATTTTGGCGGTTTTTTATACACTCGTTTAAAATCCGTCACGCATTTTACGTGATGAGTGATTGTCATTTATTCTACCAACCCCAAACGCCACATCTTCGGGCAGCTTCTCGACAAATATCTTATCAAGAATTAGTCTAACAATTCGGGTTGTTCTGAAGCGTATTCGTATTCGGCGCATCTTTCGCATTGATTTTTACAACTACCAACCCCCAACTCTTTATTGGAGCAGTAGAATCTTTTAGTTTCCAACAATGTATTCATAATGTTCTTTAGCTTTTGTTAAAACATCTTTTTCTCCCGACTCGCAAGCAGACAAAAGCGCATCCCTTCGGTTGTCAAGGTTTCGGTGTTCTTCTCCCCACATAGGAATAGAACTGCGAACAGAGCCTAAGATAAACTTAGCGTACTCGCTTCTGTTTTCTTGCTTACTCAAAGCACAAGCCCTAAGAGCGTTTTTGCGGCAATATTGCAGCACCTCTGTATAAGACATCTCCTTTGTTTGGGTAAAGTCTTTCTTTGGTCTTCTAATGCGGTTGTAGTCGCCTTTCTTTCCTTGCTTAACTTCTATTTCGTACTCGCCTTCTTGCCCAACGGTAAACGCGGGTTTTTCGGGGTTGCCCAAATATAAGCCCTCTGTTCCGTCCTCGAACTTTATGCTGTGCATTTTGTTGCCGTACTTATCTAAGTCGCCAAATGCTTTTAATTCTGTTACTTTACTTTTCATCTTTTTTGAATAAATCGTTCAACTCCAAAGGTACAAAAAATTATAGTTCTAAGCTACTTTGTAGAATCTTTTTGCTCCAATATTTTCTTATAGGGTCTATACCACCGCACTCAAAACCGCACAAGTCGGGGTTGGAGCGCAACATTACGGGTTCTTCGTTAGGGGTTGGTTTGCCCCCCGTTTCTGTGTCTTTTACCTTGTCTATGTGTATTTGGTTGTACATCCAATTTTCGGGGTCTTTAGTATCTCTGTGTATGATAATAAAGTCGTCCACCTTGTTTGCTTTGATTTGCCCTCCTTCTATTTGGCTTTTGTAGGGTCTGTTTATCTTTCCACCCTCCCCCTTGTCACGAGCGGCAGATGACGTTACGTGGTCGGCAACCCATACACTTGAATAGTTTTCTTTAAACACCCGAAGTTTGTTGAGGTTCGATATGTTTTCTATGTATTGGTTATCTTTTATCTCAAAAGAGTTGTAGGGGTCTGCCATAAGGCAATCGTACTCCCAACCCTCATCAAACACAATCTCTGCGCGAAGTAAAAAGTCCTCCAACGAATAAAACTTTCGGTTTGTCATTATCTTGTAATGTTCCGAGAACCACTTTTTTCCCGACTCAACCTCTTGCTTTGAGCATTCTTTTATTGGTTTGTTTAGATACAGTTCTATTATCTTTTTTCGGGCTTGCCCGTCGTTGTTTTCCGCAGAGTACACTAAGAACTTCCAATCGTTAAAGATAGCAGCAAGAACTGACAAGTACCACATAACCGTAGTTTTACCTGAGTTGTCCACCCCTCCAAACCAAACCATTGTGTTTCGCTTTAACCTAAAGAAGTAGTCAAGGTTTTGCAACCCCGTTGAGCTTCCCATTTCAAGCGTGCCGTTTATCACAGCGTTAATGTAATCGTCCATTTCGCTATCGGAAGCTAAGAAGTCGTAATTACCCTCTTCGTTAATAGTAAACTCTACACTCTTTTCAATCTTTTTTGTTTCTTGAACGGGCTGGGCTTTACCGTAAGCTATTCCGTCGTCAATGGTCTTTAACGCGCCGTTCATGTCTTTAGGGTTCTTTGCCCTTATTTCATCTTCTAAAACTTGTCGGGCGTGGGCTTCGTCAATCTTTCCAATCGCAATGTAACCGCCCAATAGTTTTGCTGCCTTTAAAAGGTTTCCGTGCTTTTCTCCGTCCACACTTGCGCGAACCATTGAAACAGCAATAGATATTATTCGGTTGTTTCGCCTCTCTTGCGTTCCCCTTTTTATTTCACGAACCTCTTTTTTTGTCGCCATCATTTCCCAAACCCTAGAGTTCGGGTTAATGTAAATATCAGGGTCGTAAGACTCGTAGCAAAGCCTAGCAATGTTTTGTGAGGTTGTATCAAGTTCGGGGTATCTGTCCACAAAAGCAAGGTACATATCTTTGTGACGTTCTATATCGGGGCGGCATTTAACAAGAGCCTTTAGCCCGTTACCCGAAGGGGAAACCCAACAAGCGTAGATGTAGTCGTCCAACATCAAAACCTTCTTTTTAGCCGCAACGTCTTTTACCTTATCAAAGTCCAACACAAAAAACCCTGAGTGCGCAGTAATAGAGTTGTCATCCCGAAAAGAGGTGTACGTTGCTCCGTTAGACTTTACTTTTTCAATGGCTTTTCGGCACTCCCCGCCAAAAACAACCGAGGGCAAGTTCTTCTTTTGTCCACTATCACCTTTTCTTATAGCCTCAACTATGTGCTTTGACTTACCGTCACGTATTCTTTGCAGCGCGGTTTTAATAGATATGTACTTCGGGTTGTTTGTGTCGAAAGAGTCCTTGAATATTGTAATCATATATTTTAAAGTAATATGTAAGCCGTTGAGTTTACTTTATTCCTATTTTGTAAAGGTAATCGTTTACAGCCTCTAAGATAATTCCCGTAACTGTGTTCTCGGTATCGCGCCAAGACGTTATTTCTTTTAGCGTGTTGTGAACATCATCGGGTAGGTCTAACAGTAGCTTTGACATATTCAGTTGTTTTGATTGTTGGTGGTAATATTTGCTCTCCGTTTTCGTCATATATCTCGCCCTTCTCGGCGGCTTTCGACAAATCTTTTAGTCTTTTAATCTCTTGCTCTAATCTTTTAATTTGAGCCACGTCTGAGAAGTCGTGAGTTTTGCGCGAACAAAGGGTTAGCGTGTGTTCTCCAACCGTAACCTCGCCTCCGTAAGATTCCAAATCCTCAATAAGAAGTGGGTCGAGTTGCTTTAATTTAGCTAAAGCTTTCTCTATTGTTTTCCTGACCACAAACTGAATCTTCGGGTCTTTCTCTCCGTTCATCACAGCCTCAACCTCTTGGTCTATCATCTCACTAAGGCTGTTTGTTTTTTTAATTAGTTCGTTCATTATAATGTTTGTTTAAAGGCGCAAAAGCACCGTTGTTTGTTGCTTTAATTACGCAAAGATAAAAAAAAAGCCCAACTAATTACAGAAGGGCTTTAAAAAAAATGTTGGGTTGAGATTATTCTTTCTCTCCGATAGCCTCGATGAGTGCTTTTCTAAAGTCCTCGTTGCCCTCAATCTCTTGGAATAGAGGCTTCTTTTGTTTAGAAATAAACTGGTCTTGGAAGTGGAAGCCCATGTCTTCTGCGTTCCAAAAAATCACGCCCACTGCTTTTGCTCTTTCAAACAACTCTTCGGCTGTGGCGCGCTTTAGTTCGGTTTTGGTTATGTCTTGCTTTACGCTTTTGAAACCACCGTACTCGTTGCCTGACCTTGCGCAAATTTCCATGAACGCAGCTAAGTCCTCTTCACTTGAGTCGCAAGTTTCCGCGAAGTGAGAGATAACACTAACCCCCGTTGGAGATGTTTTAATTGTCGAACCGTCCGCCCAATAGAGTGCGTTGGCGCGAATGTCTGTCTTAACAACGCCTTTATCTTTAGCGTCAAGTAAGATGTACTCACGTTTTGTTATCTCTGAGTTGAATCGGCGCAAGAAAGCTTCGGGTTCTCTTTGTGCGTGAGATACTAAGTCCCAACGAATCTCTTCCGAGTCTTTGTTCACACCGTACACATCAGTAATTGGCACGCCGATAACTTTTGCGTAAGCTACTAGTTCTTTAATTGGTGCTTCGTAAACAACTGACTTAGCTTTAGTGATTTTAATATCATCAGTCAAGCTTTTCTTGGCACTGTCCTCGCGGTTTACCGCCTCGTAAGTCGGCGTTGAACCGAGTGTGTCACTAGAGATAGAGTTCTTACAATACGAAGAAGCGTCAAGGTAATCTTGAAGGTTTTCCTCGTACTCTCTTGCTACTAGCACGCCTGTTTTATTGAAGTTAATCTTGGGTTGGTTCTCGCGAAGGTAATCTTTTACCGAACCTTGAATACCCCAATCTTCTACAAAAATAGAGGGCATATTTGGGTCGAAAGCTATGAATCTTTTTCGCGGGGTTTGTTCGTCGGGCTTGGCTATTACAACTTGACACCAACTAGGTATAGAAACCTCGCTTGTGTTAATTGACTTATCGCCCATTGTGTTGTTGCGTTTTCTAATAACGCGGTAGAGTTTTGCTTTTCTTTTCATTTTAATTTAAGTTTGGGCAAAAATACAAACGAAAAACAAAAGGTTGTGTTTGTTTTGAAACACCTCTGTTATTGTCTACTTTTGGTTCACATAGCCGACGTTAGCGTTCATTGCCAACAAAGTCCAGTATTAGTTTTCCCGCCAAAAGAATCATTGTGTTTTTATTTTCGATTGGTAAGTCCTCAAATTCAACTTTGCAATTTTCTTGAGTGTTCCAGTTAGTTCTTTTGGCTATCTGTTCGTAGTTATCGTGAAGGTATTTAGCTAAAACCATCGGGTCTGATGGCAACGAAACGCTAACACCGTATAACCGTAATTGCTCGGTTACGTGTTCCTCAATTAGCTTGTTCGCTTTATTTAGTTTTTCAAAACCTTCAGCATCATCTTTATAGCCGTCTTTACCCATATTTAGGATTTTAAGTGCAATTTCATTCTGTGTCATCTTACAATATTTAAGTTAATAATTCCGCAACTACGGTTATACGTGGCACGTTGTACACAATATGGCTTAGTTCCGTTCTCGTATCAAAGTTGGTGCTAATCATACCGTATTTATTTTCCCTTTCCCTCGCTTTTTTAGTTACTATATTTTGCCACTAATTAGCGTTTAGTGGCTATTTATAGGATTTCTCATTTTTGCCTAATGGGTTAATAAAAGTATAATAATATTCTTCGGCAGGCTCATAATAATATTTTCTTGGCATAGGGTTTAAATAATCTTTCGTCATAGCTCTAATATAACAACTTATAAACTGTTGTTTCTCTTTCTCAATAAGTTCATTATACTTAGCTAATAAATCATTTCCTATGAAATATTGGTTTTGCTCCATATATTCCATTAATTCTTGTAGTGGTGTTTTCATAATTTTTCTATTTCTTTTTGTACTTCATTCCAAAATTCTTTTTGATAATCTGTTAAGTTTATTACAAAACTTGTAAGTATTTCTATTACCATTTCATTGCAAGCTTTTTTTGCATTATCATAAATCAATGTGTTTTGCCACACAATAGCGTTCCATTCCGAATCTCCAAATTTACCTCCAAGTTTTATAAACATCCTGTTTACAATCGCTTCTGCTTTTTCTTTTGGTGTCATAGTTTTGATACTCTTTTAATTTTTCAAATTAATATTTGCCACCGCACAAAAAATAAATACTAAGTTTTGTGCTTCGGTCATAATTTCGTTTTTAAAATCCGCCACATCATATAACAACGTCTATAAATAATGCTAAAAGTGCAGGATAATTCACTATTCATATCAATTAAGTCAGTTTCATCCTTACTTTTATGATACGGTGCATCATATCGCACTATTCATATACCTAGCCGTTAGCCACCATTTAAGGCGCTATTCCTTTAGTGTGTAGTTCCATATACAGTTTGCAATCTTGCAAAAAACCAGTGAATAAAAGTATTTCATCTTTTATTTCGTAAACGGTTTCAGTGCAGTTGCCCTCTGTCTTAATACTAATTGGTTTTGATTCCTTTACGTATAAATGAAATACTGTTTTATAGTTAAAAATTTCGTTTGTTTCTTGCAGCCTATAAGTGAATCTTTCCATAATTCTAAAGTTTTAGTTTTATTGCGTTGTACTTTCTTTTAAGTCGGTTAAATTCTTCCATGTTTTCGGCGGCTTCGATGAGGTGCAGTAAACCGATAAGTTGCGCCAATGTATCGAAGCTACCTTCTATCCAATCCTTGTTCATCTTATGTTTATTGCGTTGCCGTCTATGAGAAGCTTTCCTCTTTCTTTGATGAGTCTAAGCACCCAAGTTGGTTCATATTGTTCAATGAGAGTGCCACGAATTTTGTTTTTCCGCGCAAAGTCAAATATCTTTTGCTTGTCGTAAGCGCAAACAATAAGTCTATTGTCGTGAATCAGTTGAAATGTTCTGTGTTTTTCCATGATTATCTTTGCGCAGCTTCGCGCCCTTTTTTAAATCCAAAATTGTAACCGCACCGATAAGACCTACAATCTAAAGGTGATAGCGGACAAGGTGGGGTAAGAGGGCAAAGTGCTGTTTGTCCTTTCACATCTCGCCATCCCTCGCAGTAACCGTCGTTAAACCCATCGCAATAAGTGAGGGTAAGTAATAGTATTAGTGTTTTCATACCCCTACAAAAGTAAACAATTTATTTTGTACTCGTCGAAAAGATTTTGTAATTCTCTTTCGGTTAGTAGTTCTCCGCCCACGATTTTGTAGCTAACTTTATCTAAGTTGTCAAATATCATAAGCTTTTCGGGTAGGTTGCGCAGTTTCGCGGCGACTACCGTTTTCCCATCTGTTGCTATTACTTGCATATTACTTCTCCTTTGTTGTTTATAACTATGTAATGCCCCGAAATGGGGTGAACCGAAGTTTCAATATCTACTTCTTTTGGAAAACCTAAGTGCCAACCCTCCTCAATAAAAGAGCGTGGTACTTTAGGGTATCTGTTGTCAAAATTTGTGGCGATTGTTTCGTCGCCCCTAACAAGGCTTATTCGCCCGTCTTGTACTTCTACTGTTGTTGTCATCGTTGTTGTTTTTGTGCGCAATTAACAAACCCTTGCTTTAATAGCTCATTTATAAAAGCATTTAGTTTTATCCTATTCTTGAAGCAAGCAATATCAAAGAAGTCGCTCCCATCCTTGTGTTTCTTTTCTCCGTCATAGTAAGAAACTAAATACTTTACCTTTCCCACGCTGTGTTTTAAATTAAATCTCTTCATTTCATTTTTGTTTTTGTGCGCAAACGCGCTGTTATTGGCTGCTTTTAGTTAACATAGCTGCCGTTAGCAAACATTATAGTTGCTTAACGTCATATACCATTCCATCCAATCCGTAATCACAAGTCCATCCTTTTTGCTCTAATTCTTTTTGTATTCTATTGCACTCTGCATATAAATCTTTGTTATCATCCCAACTATCCACTATGTTTTTTACGTCTTGTGGTAAGTTTTCATATTCTTCTGCTGTCATAATTAAACGATTTGCTAACAAGGTATATAAGCCATACCCTATTAAGGTTATTGTTTAATTTTAAAGTTTGTGATTAGGTACGGCTTATATACCCAACCGTTATATGCAATTATCTTTAACTACATCAAGAATAACCCAATCGTGAACACCCTCTTTTTTAAACTCTTCCAACTCTCTTTCAGAGTCTAAGTAAAAGAAAATGTCATC